GGGAACTTTCCACCAGCGTCATACCCGCAGACATAAAGGTTGTTGTACGCTTTGACGCTAATGAAAAACCATCACCCTCACCATCAATGTCTTCCGGGAACCGGTCATAGTCCGTAAGCGCCACGCATTTAAAATCCGACGATGACATCACGTTAATAGAGGGCCAACCAATCTTCAGGAAACTGCCGGAAAGAAAGAATTTATCGTGTACGTTATTGTCATTACGCCGTGGACTTAGGCACTTTCTAACCTCGGGGCTGCAGCGAAACGTTCTCGCAAGGCGTTTTTTGGAGTGCTCCTGCGCCTTATCCTGCGTCATCTGCACCACCAGCATATCAGAGGGGTCGCAGACCACGTTGTACACCACCCAGCCATCAATCAGACCAATCGTCTTACCGGTACGCGCAGGGCCAACGAAAATCACTGCGTCATACTGACGAGATGCCAAGCAATTCATGGGTTCGATGACATAAGGTGCCACCATCGGATCCCAAGGAACGGAATTCCCGCCGGATGCGGGGACACGCATAAACTTTGCCACAGCCTCAGCGACCGGCATCCTACGAGGTGCCTGGATCAACTGCCCTGTATCCTGCTTGAGTGAGCGTGCGGTTGCCAATGCCGGCATTATTCCTCCTTCTGGGTTTCCTCCTCAGTTTTCTCGTCACTCATGACCCGCCTGGCGATCTCATCGCGCAGATCATCGATGATGTTCTGTACCCTTGTGACAGCATCTGACGACAACGCACAATCTCGCTCCAGAATATCCGGCAGGGTTTCCAGCACCTGGACCATCGATTTCGCCAGATCAGCAAACTCGCGGGCTACATCTGATGCGGGGATCAACTCGCCGACTTCTTGTTCAAACTTGAGCCGCTCTCGCTCAGACTGGTACCAAGCTTTGCGATCCTGCGGTTCCATTTCCCCTTCGGCCACGGGTGCAGGCATTTTCATCAGTTCGGAAAGTACCGATGTCAAACTATAAAGCTTGAGATTGGCATCATTACCGCCAATCGCTGAAACATTCTTCAGTCGCGCATTAACCGTCTGTCGATGTACGCCTGACAACGCGGCAAGCTGAGTTACATTAAATTTGAGATTCTTTATCTCGTTATCCATACCCCTCCCCAGCAGTGAACAAAAAACAAACAAAATCACCACCAAGAAAAAATCATTGAAATAAATTCATAAAGTTACAGTAGTGGTGACGGTCGATAAAAATGCAAAAATCTGTCTTTTTCCGCGTGTCATCGCCCCCTCGGTTAATAGAGTCTCGAAAGGGACCCGCAAAAAAGGACTAGTTTCATTCACTAGATATAAAGGGTTATATAGAGGTTCACACATCAATGCATAAAAGCATTTAACTGATGCATTTTTACACTTATTTTGTTGACCAAAATCAAAATTGATTGATAATATTTAAGTATATTGAATCTGGAAGATTTCCCTGGTGTTGGTAATTTCGCCCCTCTTCGAGGGGCTTTTTTTCTTCAAAATTTTTACATTCATCAAAAATCATAAGTAGTTTAGGTTACTTTCCTTGCCCGCTCGCAGCCCATAACACTCCACCAATGCCATCTGAGTCACTCGACTTTCGTTCCCTCCAAGAAAACAATCAAAACAAACTCATGTGATCATGAACTTAAACGAATTTCACTAGTCACTCCGTGACATATTGCCCCGCCCCCAATGGACTAAATATAAAGGGCAGCACTTTTCTCCACATCCACACTGTTAAGATATAAAGATAATTACCATTACGGTTTAGTTTTATTTGAAATAATTACTAATGATTACTTTTTGTGAATCTTGCTCGCCACTGAATCAACGAGTCCACTTGGGTAGCGCAAATAGATAAATAAGACTGTAGTATTAGCGCATAACTTCCGATGTCACCCCAGGTATCCCCCTGCAACAATGGTTGCGCGCATCGTTTGAATACGGTTTCAGGGGGCAAAAGCACTATTGGCGCCTGCGTCTGTGGGATTCGTTCTGCGCAGGAACTCAATAACATCATCAGAAACCCGCTGAGCAGCACACTCATCATTTTTGATCGCATGAAGGTACTTCCTCTGATTCTGCTCACTTTGCTGACGAAGTTGCAGCTCTTGTTGCTGCTGTTCTGCCATCAGTACACGATTCTGGGCTTCCTGATTTTGTAAAGTCTTAATCAAGACCGCCTGCTTATTGTTTTCTAAATCGGAGAATGAGAGCTTTTGCTGAGTAAGTTGAAGTTCTTTGCGGTAACTCTGGTTGCTCACGGCTAACCAAGAGAACAATAAAAACATAGCCGCCACTATCACACTCTTACCTATCGAAAGCGGGAACCAATTCATAGCAGCACCCTGCTTGCGCGCTCGAAACGAGCTCGCCGATCTTGCAAGCCATTCAAGTCGCCATTGATACACTTAGTGGCCCTCTCAATATCACCAGCATATCGCTCACAGCCGTTCGCTTGCCAAAACCAACCAGCCGATCGCATTCCGTTAAGATCGTCTTCTAGAAGCTCAGGGAGCCCAACCAGGTCAAGTTTCAGTGCCGTGCCGCACGCCAAGTAGTTCTTCATGCCGGTGATTTGCATCGGGCCACGACCTCGATATCTCCATCCATCACTTGCCCTTGTGTTACCCATTCGGCCACCGTACACGAGATTGGCTATTGCCTCTTGCTTTGCTGGCTGTTGGATGGTGCGGCCCAGCATCGTGCATTGGTAATGACTGAGTCGCTTCGCTTTTGATAGGGGGCCAAAGGTACGCATCAGGCCATTCGCGCTGTAGTTGAACGATTCAACCTTTGCAGAAAAGCCAGCGGACTCGTGCCCAACCTGCGCGATAAACATCGCCTGTTCGACTGGCTTATTAATGCCGAACTCTGCAAACGTTGCGATAAGGTGTGGATACCAACGCGCAGCTAACCCGGCACTGATACCTGCCGCCTTTTGAAATTCGTTTTGAGTCATGATCTATCTCTGAAAAGGTTTTGCCAGTTGCATTACATTGCCCCGCGCCGCCCAGACGGTGACGCAGAATGCAATGTTGATGAAGGTTTCAGACCAATCCGCACAATCGTATTCACCCGTCAGAATGCGGATTGGTACAGAGGCAGCTGCAATAATGAGGAAATAAGCCGCCCATGCGGCTACTGGTCGGTGAGCGCCACCAGCCCTGCTAAATGTCATCAGTCGCAACGCTATAGCCGTGCAAGCCATCGCATTCACAATCAGGATAATTTCACTGGCCATCTCCACTACCTCCTCGCAGCCTCTTAAACCACTGCCCCGGATTTTCTGATTGTTTGCTGATGTACATAAAGATGCGAACCGCAACGGCAGCAGCAACAACGGCCCCCAATGGCCGCTCCGCGTGAATGGCATCCGGGGTTAAGTAATTGATAGAGTCAGTCACAAAACCAGCAGCTAAAGAGCCAATAACGAAAGAAGCCAAGAACGAAGCTAGGCGATGCCAAATTGAAAGCTCAGCGGCAGACAGGACATAAATGACTGCGCCAGAAAAAGCCCCAATGATTACGCCCGTATCTGCTCCAGCCACCAACCCAGCAATAGTGATGCCGCCAATCATATAAGTCCCTGCGGCGGTACTGGTTACCGGTTCGGACATGAGTTATCTCCTATGTTAGCTCAGCCGTTGCCGGGCATTAGAAACAACAAAGGCCACCCGAGGGCAGCCTTTAATTTAATGTTCATGATTTTATCCAGGATGAAGTAAAAACAACCAGAATAGCCCACTCAACTAGGGATCTTGATTAATTCAGATGAGCTTGGTGTTAAATTAGCCTTCCCTCCCTCGAAATAATCCTGCTGAAATTTTTATTCATTTCTTTTAGTAAAGATTTTAAGCAAGAGCAACAGCCCTCAACAGCAACAGCAACAGCAACTGATAAAAATTACTAACAAGAACTTAAATACAAAGCTACACCACGATTCGATGGTGGCACAGGAGTCTCAAGGGTTAAATTCACCTTAGAAAGGCGCATTCAAAATCCCTAATAAGGATTGCTATGCGTATAACTAACGAATGCGCCTTTCTAAGGCGCTTTCCAGCCACTCCGGGTAATCCCATCTTCGCAGGCTGGAAAGCTTTTATTTGGAGCGGCCAGTGGGAATCGAACCCACATCATCAGCTTGGAAGGCTGAGGTATTAGCCGTTATACGATGACCGCGCTCGGGGCTTAGCTTCCGGAACTAGCTACAGAACATGATTCGTGACGTTTTCTAAATGTAACGTCATAGTGATAGTAATACAGCCAGTATCACCACACAATATCAATTGATATATCTTTACAATACCGGAGCTTAGTGTGCGCTTTCTTAATCACTCGATAAGTTTAGAGCTGGTATATATCCACAAACGCTAACGTACATAAAGTCTCGACCGCACAACGCATCCGCGCTTTTGATAAGAGACAAGCCCCCCATTACAAAAAACAAAGCAATAAGCATCGCAATCCATCCCTTGAACATAACAACTCCTTTCTATCCATCCTATAGAAGTATGCAAGGTGTAAAGTAAATGGAATATGAATACGACAATAAAAAAACCTCGCCATCACTAACGAGGTTTTCATGGTAAGCAACGTGACTACGTAACCACTCTTATCAGACTAAAACACAATTTGCGGACCGCGTTAGCGGTTTTTCATAAATATTTTCGAGCTCCGCCTCCGGGTCCATTTCCAGCCTAATATCCAGCATCGCCAAACAACCTTCAATGAAGTTTTCACCCATCCGCAAAGCTATACGAATCAACTTCTCA